GCTCGATGTATCGTTGTTTCTCTTCCGCCTCATAGTTGGTTCTCGTCTTATCCCAAGGCGATGCCGTCGGAATCTCCGTGATCCCTTCGAAGAATGTAGAAATGGGATGTCTGCAATTAGGTCCGAGGAAGTGACTCGGAGGCTTGATCGCCTCGCTCAGTAACGGATGCTTGCCGTCAGGCTTTCCGGAGGCAAACACGTCATCGATTAGTACCTTCCCTTGCCACGGCTGACACGTTGGACACGTGCTATGAAGCGTTGGAGAGATGACAAGGTATTCCCCCCATTGATCCCGCTTTGCGCCTTGGGCGGTCATTTGCGCTCGCCTTGCGCTCGTTCTAAGCGCCATCTCGACGTATGACGCAACATTGACACGCCGCCCGTCTTTATACTCGATGGCGTTCAATCCTTTTTCTGCCGCTTCTTGTGCCGCCTTCTCAACGGCCTGTTGCAGTGTGTAACTTCCCGTCTGAAACATGACATCAGCGCGCTTGATGATATCCTCATAGATCGCCCCCGCTCGTTGTGCCGCGCCGTAACGCGCAAGATTCATGTCGCGCTTCACATCGTTAAGCACGATCTCTAAACGGTCGCGGTTGACCTGAAAGAACGTGTTATCTCCCGGAGGCTCTAGCTTGATTTCAACGTGTCTTGCCTGATCTAAGGCCGAACCCTCTCGGATTTTTGGCGCTCTGATGCCGGGCTTTGTTGGAACGACCGCAACCCTCCACGGAGGCGCCGGCGGCGTCTCTGCCGTCGGAAGATATTCCCAAGGCACACGCTCGCCCGCTTGCGTGTAAGCATCAACGATCTCTTTGTCGAAGGTGTCCGCGCCGTCAATGAACGCTTGCTCGATCTCTCGCTCAATGACCGGAGAAATCTCATTGAATGCCCGGTTGACTCTCCGACTAAGGCTTTTTCTTAACCGTCTCAAGCTCTTCGTCTGAATCGCTTGCCATTGCGTCCACTTGAACCCCTTGCGAGTCTCTTCCGCCCTGTGGCGATTTAGATTCCGCTTCATTGACTCGAACAGGTCTAGCTCCATCTCGATCAATACGTTCATGATCCAGTCGATCCATGTCATCTAACATATCCTCCTCCGGAGCGAAACCATGCGGTCTAGGCTCATCGACAACCATGATTCCTTTTTCCATCTTGATGCGCTCGATCTCTTTCTCGATCCACTCCTCGTCTTGAGTGTCTCCCCAAAGCGTCTTGACCTGCGCGTCAATGCTCATGATGTTTGTCGTCGCTGCCTTGCCGACCGTCTCAACTTGCGCTTCAAATGATGGGTTCGCGTATTCCCCAAACTCGACATTGACGTCGTACTCTTTCGGTGCCTTTCGCTGATGTGTTGCGTGTGCGTTGAGCGCTACACTTACAAGCTCCGGGATGACCTCTTGCAAGACGGAGAGAATCTTCTGCCGCGTGTACAGTGTTGTCTTTTCTTTCTCCCTTTGCGCCTCCGCATTGTCTAGTTTTTTCGTGTCAATGCCTAATGTTGACGGAGAGATCAGACCTTGAAGACACATGTCAAGGTTGTTGATGTAACTCCCGAGATATCCCTCGTATTGGATAACAGGTTGCTCTGTGAGAATGCGAGATTGTCCGTTCTCGTTCATCGGCTCTCTCATGGCTGTGAATTGGTTGTCAAGAGGATTAACAGACATCATCTTGCCCGTGTCAGGATCACGCGGGATCATCGACTCCGGGATGTAACGCTTGATGCGTCCAAGCCTGATTGCGTCTTGCCATTGCGAGACAGTCTCGTCCAATGCGTCGAATGCGTCCGTCTTGCTATCGAAGATCGAGCACCCGCGACCTTCCCATTTCGGTGAGTCATATATCTTGAGAGGAACGGCGAGCATGAAGTCTGCGCCGTCGTATGTGACGTTCTCCAGACTTTCAAGCTCTTTCACCTTGTCCATCGCAACGACCTTGCCGGAGGCGTTGCGCAGCTCATAATTGACGTACCCTTTGCCGTATGTCTCGGCGAGCGTATACGTCTTCTTTTCGTCGCCGTATCGGCTGTAAAAGATAATCTCTTCGACGCGTCCGCGATTCAACTTGTAATCGACATATTCCCCAGAGAAGAACTCGATGATCGGATATTGCGACAAGTCGGTGTCGAAGCTGATTTTGAAAGCTCCGTCTCCCGTGACAAGCACTTCTTGCACCGCCTTAGATAGCAGGCTTTTTAACCGGTTCTCTTTCTCAATCTCTTGCCAAGCCTTGACGTCTTCCTCGTTCACGCCTTTCTTGTTGCCAATCTCGACGCTTAGAAAGTCAGCAATGACAACATCCGTGAGCGTGTTCACAATCATGCTCGGAAGCCCTGAATGAATCTTCCGGATGTTCATGCCCTTGCTCGGCGACGACGCCCAGAAACGCGCTCGAGCAACCTTGTCATGCGCCACCTGATGAAAGAACTGCTCGATCTCGGAAGGATCGCCGCGGTACAGAATGCGGTTCTTCATGACGTTCGCCTCGTACCCGTACAGCTCCTGCACCGTGATTGACCTTGACGGCATCTGTGTTATGTTAAGCCATGCCGCAATACGCTCTTTGAATTTATCAACGATACCCATTCGTTATCCCCCTGTAATCAATCTCGGTTTGAACGGTTGAATTGAATACTCGTCGCTGTCTAAACAGTCGACGGGATAGCTCCCGTCATCGACTCGCACCCATTCTTTATCGGCGTACTTGTCAACGTCCCACACGGCCATCTCATACGCTTGAAACCACCACGTCATGTGCTCAGCCATCTTTTTACGGCCTTGGTTGATGAGAATTCGCATGGTGTGAATCCGGTCGAGTATTCCGTCTTTTTTATACGACGGTGTGATCGTCATGCCTTGCAATCCGATATCGTCAAGGGCCTTCCGCAAGGCCTGCCTAAATAGCTTGTCTGCGGCCTCAGCGAAGACATAACTAGCTGCCAACCTCGGATAGACTTTCGTCCACGGCAGGATAAAGTTTGCGATCTCGGCAGCGTATTGCGCGTGATCCTTGCCGCTGTCGATGCCCTGCTTGTGGTAATACCCATCAACGCCAACCACCGTGTCATAATTGGCGGTGAATCCGTTCAGTGTTGCCACTGTTGCGTCAGTGCCTCCGATATCGACACCGACCGAGAAATCAATAAAGAACTGCTTCTTGATCCACTCTCGCGTGACAGCCATGCCCTTATAGCTGTAACCTTCATAGATACGACCGGATGCGCTCGTTCTTAACCCTAAGATGTCGCGCTTGAACCACTGCGAATCTCTGTCATATGTCGCAAGCTCGCGCCTTAACTGATCGTCTGTCAGGCTCATGTTGTCGACAATGGTCATGTGAGCGTAATTCATGCCGTATGTCGGATCGCTCTTTTGTCGCTCCATGTGGAAGTCTAAGACGTCCAGATAAAACCAATGGCGCGGAGGCTTTGGGTTCAAGTCCATGAAGATTTGACGTCTTCCAGATGCAAGCGTCCGGTCAAAACATTCTTGAACGAACGGCATAGCGCACTCATTGACCTCGGTGATATACACCGTGCCCAATGAGAACCCCTTAATCCTCGCTAAGTCGTTGATCTTGCCGCCCCCGGCAACAAGTACAATTTTCTGTCCCGTCGGCGTGTTGATGTAAAGCGCATCGATGTTCTGGTACAGTCCCTCACGGCATCGCCCAGCGAATATCCATTTCAGACCAAAGCCGTTGGAATCGATAATATTCATCTTGGCTGTGCCTTGCGTGTAACCGGCAGCCAGATGCAACTTGTCCGGATGAGTCTCAAGCGACATCGCCCATGCGATCAGGTTTGTTATATTTTTACTCGACCGCTTGCCGCCTTCCAGCACGTTCAGCCATGCCACCTGCGAGCGGATGATGTATTTGGATTGTTTCGTGTTGATCTGAGCGTAAGGGATCAGTTTAGACGTCTGCACTACACTCATTCGCCCTCACCCTCTTTCTCTTCGTCCTTTCTCGGCGTCAGGAAGTCGGCTAAAACTCGCTCCGCCTCCGGGTTATTGATCATCTCGGCAATGGCGACCGTCTGCGAATGAGCGTGCTCTTTGTCTGCCGTCCCGTCCTTTCGTGCCGTCTCTGCCTTGATCTTCTCGGTCTCGGCCTTCATGCGCTCTGTACGCGCTTTCTGCTCTTTCTTGTCGGCTGGCGACGCTGTTTGTTGCATCAGCTTTGCGAACAACTCAATCACCTTTGGATCGCCGCGCTGAATGCCTTTCTGCAACGCACTCATGACGAGACCTTGCCCCATCGTCGGATCAACGCCCATTTCTTCTAGCTGATCCTTGAGCTTACTGTCAGGCAACTCCAGAGCCAAAAGCGTTTCTATCGTCTCTTTCAAGTTCGCTTTCTCGCGTCTCGCCTTGTTAGCAGCGTGAGCGCCCTTTTGTCGGATTCTCTTTGCGTCCTCTTTGCATCGCTCGGTTAAAGGAATCAGATTGTCTCTGTTTGGCATGTCTAATCCCTCCCCTCTGAATCCTCCTTTTTACGCATAAAAAAGCACCCCTGTTAAGAGTGCTTTTCTTGTGGTTGTCATAAGACAATCCGCTACATGATTTTGAGGTCGATCTTTTGTTTAAGATCATCCATCATGAGCTGATGCCTCATAACGGCATCACGAATACTAGCATCGAAACGTTGAGTTTCAATCTCTTTTGCGAGATTTCTTAATTCTTCAAATAGGTAATCCGCAAAATCTTTTTTCATGGCATTGCCTCCTTTCTTTAAGGATTCAACGCCATTGTCTTTGAGAAAGTTCACGATTAACACCGTCTCTCTGAATTATGCAAAGAATTATCTCGACAATCTGAATTGCCGCATCAAAAAAGGCAGAGCCCTTCCGCGGGTCCCTGCCTATACCTTTATCAGCTTATATAATATCACAGGTCAAGTGTCCCATTTTGTCCCATTTGTCCCGTCTTTTCTGCATATCGGGCTATTGCTTCATCGAGGAGGCGCCATACTTGGGACTTAGAGTAGTTCATCCGCTCCCCTATTTGTCGGATGGACAGCTCCTCAATGTACCGATATTTGAGCGCGTTTGCATAGTTTCCGACGCATGCTTCGTCTATCTCCGCCTCGATCGCAAGACAAAGGTCAAGCGCCTTAAGCGCCTTGCGCTCGTACTCGAGCTGTTGGTCGATATACTCAATCAGCAAAGTCTCTCCCGCCTTCGGATCGCGAGTGCCCGACTTGGCTCTCGGAATCTTAAGCTCTTGACGCGGATTGACAAGCTCGTCCGGATCGTCCGAATACATCCAACCCTTGCCATACTTGGATCGCCCCCAGTACCTGCCCGTCCATCCTGCGTGAGTGTCCAGAGGTTTCCCGGCTCGCTTGACCTTGGCTTCGATCGACAAGATGCGATCCTCCAGATATTGGAGTTCTCTCGTCGCTCGACGGTACTCGCCCAAGCGTCGACGCGCCCGCTCAAGATTGCGCTGTTCGGTGGTCATCGTCATGTCGCTAATCCGTCAACCCAATGCCTCTGTGATCATCGTCAGCCTTGCTCGTCTCGCTAAAAGCGCGATTTATGGCTTCAGCAATCTCCTTCGGAATGGGCTTGATGCTGTTGAGTCGTATAGCGCATACATGATCGCCACCGGGAATTACGAACGGTTCATTGCAAATACCTCCCTTCGCGTGCTTTGCGCTCCGATCTGCATTGCGTAACGAGAATGCCACGTACCCGTCCTGCAGCCCCGCGAAGTCACGCAACACATACCCGATCTCTGCCTTAATTCGCACTATGCTAGGTGTCGGATCGCCGTCTCGGTCTACTTCACGGAAGATGACGATATCTCCCTCTTGATAATCTCGGTCGTTGTAACGCACCTCGAATGTCTTTCTGCCGTTCAGCACCGCGTCAAAGTACGGTTGCTTGAGTTTTAGTTCATGTGTTTTTTGATCGATCATTCTTCGTCATCCTCCTGGTCCCACATCAGGGCGGCGATCGAATATCCCGCTCCAAGCTCATAACCGTAGAGCACGCCTTGCAGAGCGATCTGCAATTCGCTGTTATTCATGCGGTATAGAGTCCACCCGCCTAACGCTCGGTCGATCAGCATGATGTCTGACAGTTCCGGCGTTCCTCCGTCTTCCAACAATTCAACGCAATTTTTGAGCGTCGATTCAAATTTCGATTTTGTCAATTTGCTCATTCTGATTCCTCCGCCACTCCCTCATCCGTCACGCTCTGCCGTTCTAGTTCGGCGTTGGCGAGGGCGAGGTAAGTGTCGTAGTATTCGATCCTGTTCTCGATGTAGTTAAAGGTAGCGTCGTACTCGCCCTCTAAGAACATTTCGGGTTCTTTTTTGAACTTATTTTTGTAATCGTTCAATGCCCCGTTGTAGTATTGAGCACCTTTCTCGGCGTGTTCCTTTGCCGCTTCAACACGCTCACGGGTTAGTTTGTTGTTGTTAGTCATCTTCCACCTCCGCGTTGACTACTTTTCTTCCGCCGATGATCGCTTCGGTTTTCGATTCGTCCGTCCACCAGCACTGACAACCCCACACGACTTTTCCGCTGTCTAGCACAATCTTAGGGTTCAGCAAGTTAAACAACTTAGGACATTCTTCTTTGCCTACATAAGTTCCGTATCCAAACAACCTGACTTCGTTTTCGTCCATGCTTTGAAACGCTACAACGCGTCTCGGATAATCTGCTTTTGCCTCACTCATGGTCAGCCTCCTTCACCCTCGTTGTCATCAGCTCCTTAATTGCAGGAACAATCATTTCTCTCGCAATCAACACCATTGCCCATACCAACCCCACCAATACGAACGGCGCAAGTATCAGGAATAGCGTCATTAGTGATATTTCGCCTGCTGTCATTCTGAATCCTCCACCCTCGTTGCATTCCTGCACGCCTCACATTTCAGTGGTCGCATTGTCTCTGCCGAGAGGCTTAACACTTGCCCGAACAAAAGACAATAGCTTATGTCTAAATGTCCCGGATAGCATTGACGGCAATGTCGGCACTCATCGATGCCATCAGGCACTTCCACATCAACTCTGATCTTCATTCCGTCACCTCACTAGCGTCTAAGCAACTCAAGCACTTGAACTTGTAGTAACCTTCTTTGTCTGTTTGACGTAATTCATCAAATACGACGCATAATCCAAACGGTGTCCAAAAATTGCACCCTTTACACTCGTTTCCATCAGGCACTTCTACGTTCACGTTGATTAGCATTATCTCGGCTCCTTTATAAACACGGTATTGATTGACGAGACAAGATAAATGCGCCCATCTTTGCCCCATATTTGGAGCTGTTCTCCTTCGTAATCAGTCCATTTGTCGATCTCGATTGTCACAACCTCGCCGTCCGGCATACGGACAATCGCGTAATCGAACACATACTCAAATTCGAGTATTTTCTTGTTCCCGCATCCTGCGATGATTAAAACCAGTGCCGCTAACAGCACGATGATGATTAGTTTTTTCATTTCTCATCCTCCCCATACAGCTCCCGTCGCCGGAACTCACATATCTCAATCTCGTTCGTCTCAAGATATCGCCTCAGACCGATCACGTTAAGGTTTCGCCTTGAGTCCTCAAACATCCATCTACGCGTACAAGCAAAACACTCTTTGCACGGTATCTCGCCTCTGTTAATCGCTCGGTTTTCTCGGATTGTTCCGATGATCGCCCAGACGATCAGAGCGAACAGGAACCCGAGCATGGCGATCAAAATGAGTGATAGCGTGGTCATTCTTCCCATCCTTCCTCAAACCTCTCCAAGCACTCGTCGCATACCGCCCGTTGCGCGTTCGGCTCAGTAATTTCCCACCCGGCGCAAATCATCCAGCTCCGCATCTCGCTGTACGTCGCGAACAACGGCGTGCATTGTCCGCAAATGGCGCAGTCTAGTCCGTATGGCATGGCCCTCGCCTCAGCGCATCGAACGCTTGCTCTCTCTTAGAGATCAAGGCATCCGCTCGCCTGTTCCGCCCGTCGAATCGCATCTGAATCGGGCACATCTCAATAACCCGGTCAAAGATTCGCCGTTGAGCTGTCGTCTGCGAATTCCGCATCTGTTGGAACGTCAGGTTTGTCGTCACAATCGTCGGCTTGCCAGACAACAAGCGGCGGTCGATGATTGAGAACAGTTGTTCTTCCGCAAACGACGTGTCCCGCTCCGCCCCGAGATCGTCCAACACCAACAGCTCAACGGTCTCAATGGTTGCGATCGTTTTATCTCGATTATCAAAAGACTGTAATTTGGCAATCAGTGTCGGGATCGTTGTCACGTATACTTGCTCTTGGTATCGGTCAATAATCTCATTCGCGATGCAACATGCGTAAAAGCTCTTACCTGTTCCAACATCGCCATAAAGCAACAGTCCGGCATTCACCTTCTTCATTTCCGACCATTGCTCGCAATATCTCCGACACATTTTAGATACGGAGCTTTCCGGCGCAACATCAGCCGCAAACGTCTTTTCCGCGTATGCCTTCGACGTAAGACCAATTCGCCGCAACTCTTCACGCCTGCGCTCTTTCTCCGCCTCGCGAATGGCGCTCAACCGCTCATCGTCCGCTTGCTTTTGGCACTCGCACCGGATTGGCAATAATATGCCTTCCAAAACACCCGTGCCGTGACATGTCTTCATGCCGCCGCACTTGCCGCACCGGATTCCTCCGTCTTCAAGTCGTTCGTCGCCTTCAGCAAACAAACTATCGACATATGCTTGTAAGGCTTCCGGATTCATCAGGTCATTGGGCAACATTCAGCGCCTCCTTTCGTCTGCTCTCTTCCAGCAGGTCGATAAAATCAGGCTCGGAGTAGTAATCCCGTGGAGGTTCCGGCTGTTTTGGCTTGCCAGCTCGATAATTGCCTCCGCCGTTCTGTTCTTTTGACAGCCAGTTAGTGATAAACCGCCTGATACCGCCGCGAGTCTTCAGGCGCTTCGGATTGGAGTCTAGCCACCCGTACATGTTCCGGAGTTCTTGCTCGACGTTGACAGCCGGGTACAGCTCTCGATACTTCGAGACATCCTCCTCCGTGACTGCGTGAAACGTTTTGTCGTTCAAGGGCAATTCAATGAAGACGTTTGGCTCCGGTTCGGAGAGATCATCAGATCGCTCCGGGCAATACTCCTCGATTCCTCGATTCCTCGATTCCTCGATTCCTCGATTCCTCGATTCCTCGGGAACATTTGCATGCATCTGCTTGCAAATGATTTCAGATGATTTCAGGTCAGATAATGAACATTCTTTGTCTTTCTGTTCAGTATCTTTTTTTCTGCTTTTTTCTGATTTCGTCTGCTTGCAAATGATTTCACGCGGCTTCGACTGCAATGCTTGGTATTCTTCCGACTCTTCGTAAGATGGATATTTCCGATGCTTGGCTCGACGCGTTTGATGTTTGTCCCACGTTACAATTTCTAGGTACGACTCGTCTTCAACCGTGTAGGTGCGAATAATACCTAGCGACGATAACGTATTCATGGCTTTCTCAACTTGTGCGTCCGTAACCGAGTCTCTCGGAAACATCTTTCCTCTTAGAATTGCCGGCGATGCGAAATAACAGCCGTAATCGTCAACAGTAACAATTAGGCGATAGAAGAACACTTCTTCGAACCATGACATGCGCAAAATGTCTTTACTAACACAAATGCTCTCTTTCAAGATTCTGTTAGGCACTTCTTAACTCCTTCTAGTCCACCGATCCTTAGGATGCGTAATGTCCTTAATTAGCACGACCACGCGCTCTTCGTCGGAGTAAATCTTCTCCGTGTAACAGATGCCGACTTGGCTGTCATCGACCCACACGATACCGTTGAGCGCGTCACAAATGATCTTTGTTATGTTGTCAACGTCCGGGCGTGTTGTCGGTCTGATGTTTCCGATGATCGCCAGCTCCTTAAACGCTTTTGGTCTCGATTTCGGGATCGCAAAGTACGCGCCGATATAGACCTCATACGCGCCGTCGCGCCTCCATCCTTCAGGATTGTTCTCGATGGCGTTCATCGCACAAAGCTTGACAAACGCCTCGTAATTCGTCGTCTTGTCAGGCGTGTACGTCCGGGCGTGACCGCCCCTGCTCGTAAAGCGTGGACGACCCTTTGAACCCGGCTTTCCCTCGACCGTGAACTTAATCATTGGATAATCGTTTGCCATTCCGCCGCTCCTAAAAGTCAAACGGCAGATTGTAACCGTCGTCAGACAGGAAGTCGTCTTGTCTGCTGTCTCTACCGTTGCCCTTCGACTTTGGCGACTCGCAAAACTCGACTTCATTGACGTTGATTTCCGTGATATACCGCGTCTCGCCGTTTTTGTCCTTGTAACTGCGAGGGCGCACCTCACCGCAAATCAAAATGCGATCTCCTTTAGAGAAATAGCTATGCACAAACTCACCTTTTGCGCCGAATACATAGCACGGCAGCCAATCTGTGTCGTAGTCTCCATCTGCGTTCTTGAAATTTCGCTGAATGCCGATTGAAAAATTGCAGACCGTTGACTTTCCTGCCTGTCTGATTTCCGGGTCTTTGCCGAGACGACCCATGCCGATAAACTTATTCATCTCCATCCTCCGTGTAAAACTCGTCCACGATCTTGCAACAGACGTGTTCGGTGATTATGTCCGCCATGTCGGGATTCGCGACATCCACACTCTCGACAATGGCGATTGCGTACCCGCCCTTCTTTCGCGTGACAATCACGTTGTCGCCACGTTTGAGCGCCAGACGTTGTTTCTGGTTGATTTTGTAATCGTATGTCTTGGAGAACCCGTATTGGAATTAAATCGATCATGTGACCCTCCCCGCGAGCTCCAAATCTCGCGATAGCTGCCCGTCGATCATCCGGGCGTGTAGCTTCAGTGTGTTGATGCGCTCCCGTGTTGCG